CCGCAGGAGAGCGCGGCGAGGGCGAGGGAATTGAGGAGGTGCAGAACTTCGAAGGGCAACGCGGCGAGGAAGGTCAGCCGGTGTACTGCGAGGCCACCCCGTTCACGACGGACGCCTGGATCGTGTACTGGCTGCCGCCAGTGAGAGGCCGGCTCGCTTCAAACGAAAGCGAACTCATTACAACATCGTCAAACTTAATGTCGTTGGCGTACTTACTGAGCGCTACCTGGGGGACAGTGAAGGTGATCGAGTAGCCGCCCATGCCCGGGTGGGTGAACGCGAGCGACAGGGCGCCGAGGGTCTGGTTCAGCAGCGTCGTGAAGTCACCGTAGGTGCCGTCGTTCAGGCTCGTCCACACCACGTCCACGGTGCCGCTGACGTGCAGGGACACGGGCGTGATGAAGCTCGGCCCGTGGTTCCCGCTGTAGGTGTAGGTCTCCTTGAGGCCGTTGTCGATGTCGAGCGTCACGTTCGTGACGTCCGCGCGGGCGTGGCTGCCAAGGGACAGCGACGCCTCAGAGAACACCCACGGAAGCTCGTTGGTGACGGAGATCGCTGTCGGCGACGTCAGGATCGCAACCGACTGGCCCGACAGGTCCGCCGTGATGGTGACCGGCTCGTTGCCCGTCGGCGCCTTGACGGAGAGCTTGCCGACCCGGCAGCCGGCGAACTGGAGGCTCTGGTACCCGCCGATCCCCTTCTCGACGGTCAGGCTGGCGAGGGTGTTGGCCGTTGAGAGGACGTGCGTGTACGGCCCGCTGCCCGTTACCGCATCGCTGCCGATCGCGGCGACCAGCAGCGGGATGGCGTTGGACGGGAACAGCGGCCCCTCGACGCTGCCGATGTTCTTTGATTCGCCCTGGAGGTTGAACACCTGCTTGTCCCGCTCGCCCATCATCAGCGTCGGGGAGAACCAGCCGGGGTCGTACTCCATCCCGTTGGTCATCATCGGCTGGAACGTAGTTGCCCCGACCGCAGTCCCGAACACAGACTCAACGGCGAAGCCGGTGTCGGAGAGAGAGCCTGGCCGCTCGGTGAGCGCAGAGGGATAAGGCACGGCAGCCTCCTAAGCCCTCGCGGGCATGCTTGAGATCCGCGCGAGGCGGAGGGCGTGGGACTATGGCGCGGTGAGCACGGAAGACGAGATCGCCGCGTGGCTGAGAGCCCAGGCGGAGGCGGACCTTGAGGCGGCACAGAAGGCGACGCCGGGACCGTGGGAGTTCGAGGGGGACGTCCCGGACGTCGGCGATCTCTACAGCGCGCATGACGAGAACCTGCGGACCGTGGCGCGGACGCGGGACCGGCAGGTGGCCAACGGGCAGCACATGGAACGGCACGACCCGCTCACCGAGAAGGCACGGGCGGAGTCAGTGCTGGCGGTCCTTGACGAGCACGCCCGGCTCAATGACTCGATCTGGTGCCGGACCTGCGACCCGGCCGGGGAGTCCGGCGACTCGGCAGCCTGGTACCCGTGCCGCACGGTGCGCCTGCTCGCCTGCGGGTACCGGCACCGCGAGGGATTCAAGGAGGCGTGGAAGCCGTGAGCGAGACCCCCGAGGCGGAAGCCGTAACCGCCAAGGCTAGAGCCGACTGGCGAGCGTGGGCGGCTACCCTGCCGCGCAACCCGCAGGAGGCGAACCCGCACCGGGAAGGAGCCTGCCCGGAATGCGGTGCTTACCGCACCGACGGGCGGGCGCCGTACATTCACCGGGAAGGCTGCCCGCAGGAGGGCGACCTGCAACTGGACCGCTGGCTAGCCGAGCAGCAGGCAGGCGACCACGGCGGCCCGGTGCTGTACTGCACGGAGCACGATCACGCCGTTAAGGGGCAGCGCCCGTGAGCCCGCTCCTGACCTGGGAAGGACCCGGCGAGGTGCCGAGCTTCTGCCCGCAGGGGTGCGGCGGCCTCACTGAGGACCCGTACGGCGGCCCGTGCAAGGCGTGCTGGGGCACCGTAGGCGGCGGGAAGGCCCCGCGCTGCCCGCTGTGCTGCGAGCACGGCAAGCCGCTGACGGGCCCCTGTGGCTGGCGCGGGCACGACGCCGGGATACCTGACGACCGGCCGATGTGGCTGTGCCCTCACGGCATCGGGGTTGAGCCCGGCACCGGGAACCAGGCGATCCGGTGAGCGCCAAATGGGACTGGCGCAGGCACTACCGCCAGACGCTGGAGATCGAGAACCCGCTGGCCACGTGCGGGGGCTGCCGGTTCACGTCCGCGCTGTCCGGCACGTGGTCGGTCGAGGACGGCAGGCTCGTGTTCCGCGCCGCGCTCAACCCGCTCGCGAGGAGGGGGCCGGGCATGGGCTCATGCTGTGAGGGCACCCATGAGGGCATTGACTACGGCGCGCTTGAGTTCAGGTACCTCACCGTGGACGGGAAGGCGCTGGCGGACGAGGAGTTCGCTGCGCTGAAGGCGAGCGCGGAATCCCCGGAGGCATGGGAAGAGGAGACGGGGCAGCCGTGAGCGAAGCCCCGTGGACGCCCCCTGCCGGGACGCTCGTTACCCCGCCGCTGCCGCCGGACAACAGCTTCGGGGAGCTTGAGCTCTGCTACCGGCGCGGTACGGGCATCAGCATCGTGCGGGCCGACCCGCGTGTCCGCATCTCCGGCGAGCTGATCCGCGCGCAGTTCGACGGGCGCCTGATGCCGGGCGCGAGGCTCGTCATCCACGGCAGCAACCGGAAGGCTGTCTACGTCATCGGCGCGTACCACGAGGCGACGGAGCACGCGGGTGACTGGTACGAGGCGGAATGGCCGGACTGAGGGTCAGTCCTGCGGGTCCTGCGCACTCGGGGCACTGCTGCGCCTGGTGCCCTTGACCTTCCCGCTGGTGCCGCTTTCCGCCTCCTGAAGCGCGGGCGGCTCAGGCTCGGGCTCCTCGCCGCACTTGCAGGGCGGAGCGGGGCACTCGCCCGCGTGCTCGATGTCCGCCCTGCGCATGAAGGACAGCACCGCGTCCGCCGGGACGCCGAACTCTGCGCCCGGCTCCACGTAACCGACACCGGGCCGCTGGAACGTGACCGCCTGCTCGCCTGTGTAGCGGAGCCGGACCGGGCTATTCGACAACTACTGCCTCCCTGCATGCGTCCGCGAACCGGGACAAGAGCATCGGCATGAGCGACTCCATCGTCTCCTCGGGGAAGAGGTTCGCCTTCGTCCCCGGGTGCTGGACCTTCGTCGCGAACGCGGCGGGCCCGTGCCCGCGGTTCTGCAGCCAGCGCAGTACCCCGCCGACGCGCCTCGGCACGATCACGTGCTGGCCTGTCCCGCTGACGACGAAGGGGAGGTAGGAGGCGGTGCCGTAGATCGTGACCGATGTCGACCCTGCCGACGCCTCCGTGCGGGAGCCGATGCCCTGCCGGAGCTTGCCTGTGAAGAACGGGGCGCGGGCCTTCATGAGGGCGGTCGCCGTCGGCTCGACGGCCTTCGCCCACCCTGCGGCTGCGGCAGGCCAGTCGAACCTGATTGACCTGTCGGCTCCGGAGACGGTCATGGTCATCGTCACGACTGCACCACCTCCAGCACGTCTACCTGGACGAGCGCGCTGTACCAGAGCATCTGCATCGGCCCGACCATCTTCTCCGGCGGGTACTGGAGCCGCTGATGCTCGCCGATGCCCTGTATCTGGGTGTCCGTGGCGTTGACCGCGTTCGGGCCCATCGGGTTGCCGTCGACATCGATGAACAGCGGCATCGTCGTCGTCGCGAACCGGGTCAGCACGGCGTCGATGATCCGGGGCATCGGCTCGGCGCCGAGCCCGTCATCGGGCGTAGTGAGGTAGATCAGGTAGACGTCGACGACCCACGGCCACTTCTTGAAGCCGGGGCCGCGCGGGGCCGTCTGCCGGGTGATGTCGACCGACCCGCCCCACACGTGAGCGCGAGGGCCGTCCACCTGCTCGAGCGCGGGAGGAGTGATCCACGCGGTCAGCGGGGGCATGCCGTCTACGTAGGGGATGGCCAGGCCGTCTAGCAGGTTGCAGCAGTAGGCGCTTACCGAGGCGAGGATGGCCGCCTCCTCACATGACCCGCTGGAAGTGGGCCAGGAGCGCCTTGTATTGCTTGGTCATGCTCTCGGCTGACGGCTGCGGGCTTGAGTGCTCCCCGCCTACCGACTGGATCGTGATGGCGTCCGTGCCGCCCGTCAGCGCCTGCACCGCGGCGGCGAGGATCGCGGCCTGGAGCGCGGCGGCAGGCATCGCGGAGATCATCGTGCCCTGCTCGTGGGGGAAAGCGAGCGGCGACGCGAGAGTGACCGTGCCCGGCCCGGACTGGGCGGTCCCGGCGCCGTTCGGCAGCGCTACCGGGGTCGTCGCCGAGACGGACGTGACAGCGACCGGCTCGGTTCCCGAACCGTCGTAGGCGAACCCGGAGGCCCCGGCCCAGCCGGTCACGTCGTCCACGTTCAGGACCGTCGCGGCCCGCGTCGCCGTCACGGTGAGGGAGGTGTGCGGCCACCCGTTGAGGTGGCACAGCTGGACGAGCTGGCTGCCGCGCCCGCCGCCTCCGGTGTAGCCCCCTGTTGGCGTCCGGCCCCACGGGCTGCACCCGATCCACCCGGGGGCCACGTCGATCGTCCAGCCGCCATCGGGCGCGGTCGCGGAAGCCGTGTCGCCGACCGAGATCAGCGGGTGCCGGATGCGGTACATGCCGGCAGGGACCGGAGTCCAGACGTCATCGAAGGCCCGGCTGGACTGCACCTGGATCGCGAGGACCTCGGTGACCGGCCACCACTTCGCCTGCAAGACGCCGATGCCGGTGTTCTTGTCGACGTTGCAGCGGGGATAACCGGGGCCGAGGAGCTGCTCGCTGGCGACAGTTGAACGGAGCACCTGGTTGCAGAACACGTCAAGAATCGAGGTAGAGCGCCAGGCGATCAAGGCGATCGCAGCCGAGATCTCAGAGTCCGTAGCCCGCGGCCGGGGCACGATGTTCCAGCTCACGCCGGTCGCGGCCGACTCCAGGAGGCCCCGCGTTACATAGGGCGTGCCCGCTACCACCGCGCCACCTCGCCCCGGCTTGCGCCATCATTAGGCGGGTGAACGAGGAACTGCGACGGCACCCCGGCTACTGCAGCTGCCAGTGCGGGTGCGGAGGATGTGTCGGCTGCGGCTGTCCCGACGGCTGCGGGTGCGGGGTGCCTGACGTCGGCGGCCCGCGCCAGGCCGGCGTCCTCGCCTACGACCTGCCGATGCCGTTCTGCCCCGAGTGCCGCCGCCCTCTCGGCAACCGCTGGCTGATGAGCGGCGACAGCGGGTGCGCCACCTGCGACGAGGCGGTCACCCGCCACCGCTGCCTTTCCCGGCCGCGCCTGGAGGCGCTCGCCGTCGGCAAGTCGTGGCGGTGCCGGGAATGCTGGTCCGTCTGGACCGTGACCGAGGAAGAGGACACCTGCGGCCACTGCGGGCGTAGCGGCCCGGAGAAGACCTGGGCCTACGCTGCGGGCGCGCGGGCCGACGAGGCGCCGCGGTACAAGCCGGTCGTCTTCACGCCGTTCCGCAACGTCATCCCGCCGCCTGCCGGCCCGTGCCACCGGACCGCGGGCGGGATCATGATCCACGTCAAGCCGGACTGCCGGTGCCGCTAACGTGCTTCCCCGCCGAGCAGTCACGGACAAGCTGCGCCCCGTACTCACGCACCACTTCCGCGTGCCGGGCGGACCGCCGCTGGCGCTCGGCCTCGATCTCGCCCGGCAGGTCGCGGCCGATGGTGTGCAGGCGGACGGGAGGCGGCGGTGTCCGCAGGTCCAGGCAGCTCAGCCATTTGGCCGAGCAGGGCTCGCAGAGCATGCCTCGCTGCTAGCCGCCGTCAGCGGCCGTACAGGAACGGCGGCGTCGCCAGCAAGGTCAGCGACGAGGGCGTGATCGAGGCCGGCATGGTTGCCTGAGACGCGATCGACCCCGCGCTGTACACGCCGTTGATCTCCGGGATGGCCGCCGCGGCCGAGGTCCCCGCGAAGTGCGGGGCGGTGCCCGAGTACGAGGTGAGCAGGCCGATCCAGTAGTCGGTTCCCGCCACGACCGCCTGGGAGGTGATCGTCCCCTCCGTGATCCCGGTGGACTCCAGCGAGGTCGTCAGGTCGCCGGTCACCTGCAGCTGGGTCCCTGTGGCCGAGAAGATGGCCATCAGGTTCACGCCGGCCCCGGGGGTGATGCCCGCCCCGGTCAGCCAGCAGCCGAGCTTGGTGATGCTCGCCGACTCCCGGGCCGTGATCCGGGCCAGGTACAGGGTCTCGTTGGTGCCCGTCGTCGCGGTGCTGGCCGCCGACGGCGCGCAGGAGGCGAGGGCGAGGCCGAACCCCGCGACCGACTCGCCGTACCCGGGCGCCGCCGCGGTCTGCGTGTAGCGGAGGTCGAGCTGGGAGAGGGGCAGCGCGTCGAGCCCGTACCAGACTGCGTTCGCAGCCTCGTACTGGAGCACCACGAGCTGGTTGAGCAGCGCCAGGGTCGCCGACTGCGAGCCGGCCACGGCATTGAAGGTGTCCGCGCCGCCGGCGGAGAGCGTGACCGCGTTCGTGCTGCCCTGCTTGATCATCTTGACGGCGACGTTCGTGCCGTCCGCGGGGGCGGTCGGCAGGGTGATCGTCACGGCACCGGACGTGGTGTCGACGGGCACGAAATCACCGGGGCTGGCGGTGTAGGCGGACGTCTGGACGGCGACCGGGACGTACAGGCCGCCGGCCTCCATGGGGCCGTCGGTGGTGCCGGTGCGGAGCAGGCTTGAGGACATGGGGCCTCCTGTGGGGCATGAGAAAGCCCCCGGGAGCGGTGCTCGCGGAGGCGGAAATGTCTGGTCTGGGTGCGGGCCGGGCTAGCTCTCAGCCGGGGCGGCCTTGCCGCGGGCGCGGGGGGACTTCGCGGCAGGCTCAGGCTCCGCAGGGACAGCGGGGGCAGGGCCGCTGTCGTCCCCGGCCGGGGCTGGCGGCTGCGCCTGGAGCGCGGCGAGCTGCTCGGTGAGCGCCTTGACCTGCGCCGCCAGGTCGGCGACATCGGGATTCGGCGCGGAGCCCGCCTGGTTGCTGCTGAGCTGCTTCATGGCGTCGGCGATGGAGGCGACGACGCTGAAGAGGGTCTCCGGGTCGCGGCGCCGTGCGAGCTCCGCGCCGTTGAGGCGCCGCGACCGCTCGTCCTCGGTCTCCCACATGGCCTCGCGGCGGTGGTGGAACTTGTGCAGGCGGCCGGCCAGCTCGTCCGGGAGGGGGAAGCCGCCGTCCTCGTCCGGCTCGAAGTGCCCGTGGACCGGGTCGTCGACAGCGCCGGCGCCGAGGCGCGAGTAAAGGCGCATTCACTGCTCCTTCTGGGATGCGGAAGGCCCGGAGCGGGATGCTCCGGGCCTTCGGGGCTAAGGATGGGAGGGAGCGCGGCGGGATGCCCGGGGGCGGGGCAGAATCCCCCCGGGCATCCGCGCGCCGTCAGGCAGCGCCGACGGCCGCCGCGCGCATCAACAGGGATTCCGCCGCTATCAGGAGACGCAATCGAGCGTGGCCATGGCGACCGGGGCGCGGTTGATAAACGCAGAGACAGTTCGGATCTCAGCTTCCCTGCGAGGGCCGCCGCCAGCGGTGTTCGCGATGCGGGAGATCCCGTACTCGTACTGGGCCGTGTCCCGGAGGCACCTCTGCTCGAGCACCGAGGAGATGTTG